CTCGACAGTTGTTAGATCCAGTGACTTAATAAAAAGATTTGCACGCTGTTTGTAGTAACCGTACTTCTCGCCAGGCTCCCGTATGGGAAGCTGGAGATTTTCTCGGTTAATGTACATAGTGTGGTCCATCGATTCGACATTTTGAGTTTCTTCTAACATGAGAAAACAGTCAGTCAGCATATCAGCTATCTGACTGGATTCAGTCGTGGGGGCCGTAGATTCTACTATCCCCATAACGTATTCTTTTAGAAGAACATCTATGTCAGCGATATACAGATAGTTTATAAGCTGCCTGTACTCGGTGGGTATTACGAAATCGTCAATCAAACCCTCTGGGTGGTCAATACCACCAAGCCAACTGGGCAAGCCCGCTGGAATGGAGTACCGTCCTAAGGTGGATGAAAGTTCCGGCGAAAGCCGGACCATCTTATCAACCATTGGAATGATTAACTTCGTAAAGGCGGGGTCCCCTCGATATTTCAACGTATTAGTTATTTGACGAATCCGAGAGCATATTGCTATCGGACCAGCATCTGACTGTGTGTTAAAATACCTAGGCTTTAACGTGTCGACAAAAGTCCACCCGTTGGAGTCCCTGGTACGTATCGCGTGTTCTTCGCAGAAGGTAACATACCGTCTGCTCTCGAACCAAGTTGTACCACTTGGTATAAAGCCCCCAGATAAGTAAAACATCCTCATCCAGGGTGAACACTGTTCCGAATCAAAGCGGAAAAGATCGTCTCCGGACTGGTTTGAAGACAAACCGTCTGAAGATTTGAAGTTGTTAAGGAAGACCTGGAATATTTCCTGGTTTTCAGTCAGCCACATCTTGATCTCCTCTTCACTGAAATGAATTATTTCAGGGAACTGGCGCCGTAGTTCCGGAACTACCATCCTTACTAGTAAGGAGTAGGTGTTTAAAAATATGCCGCTTAATCCTTCTCCCATCATTATCCCCGATCTGTGCACAGGTTTTTTGAAACCCTTGGGCATCTCAAAATCTCTGTCTACACTAGATAGTTTAATGATCATGGAGAGGAAACGTCTACAGGGATGGGCATGTGGTACCGCTCCCATCCACCCCTCTAGTATCGTAGATATACATCGCCGATACGGGGTATCTGTAGCCGTAGTTAAGTCGGCACTAACGGCCCATGGGAAATGAATATTATTCATTTCAGCTGTGGCTAGCCCCCCTCTGGATTCCCCATTCAAATAAGCCAGACTGTCGTAGAGCTTTACAGCACTTCGCAGACCTATCTTAAGCAATGGATCCAGATCGATGAGGGCGGGATCTAAAAGATGCCGCCCCATCGAGCCCAGAAGAGAAACGCAGAAGTCGGAGATCGTAATGATCCTGACCTTCCATCCCTCTTCAGGCTGGGCCGTGACTCTACTTGGTAAAGAGCCGGTAATATCTAATATTTCCGGTATCCTCCCATCGCCCATACACGGAAGATCTTCATCGACTGTGAATGTAAGCGAAGAGATTTTTCTAATCTCAAGTTGTGCCCATAAGAATCCTATACGTCCAAATCTCTCATCTACTTGTAGCGGTTGTGGCATGCCGCTAGCACAATAGATGACGGTACCAATGGGAGCGAACTCGCTCCAATTGTTAGGATAAAGGATGATGTTTCCTAGGGTATCATAAAGTTCGGAAACCGGTGGTTCTGGAACAATAAGTGATAGTGGCTGATGCATAAACTCGAGGAAAACCTCGTTTTTAACCTCAGCTCTCTTCCCACCATCTTCGCGTGTATACACACGAGAAGCAGTGCCTGGAGCCTCCCAATGGGACACTACAGGAACTCGAAGGTGGAGAGCCCTTAAAACATTTGACGTGATAATGGAGTAGTCAAAAGACCACTTCGGCACGTTTTCTACGTTCTTGACAAACCCGGACAAAGAAGCACTTACGACGTCTTGGTCACCCTGAGGCGCCGTACGTCCCATAGAAGCTGGCGAAACAGCCAACTTCAAGTCTTCGAATCCGGGGTTCTCGAACAGGCACCTGATAAGGGAACTAGAGAAAAAGAAAGGTGGAATTCTCCGCCTTCCTTGATGCTTGACCACTAAGGTGATCTCAACGTCTGTCAATCCCAGTTTCCTCATCAAATGCGCGCATCGCCTAGCGAGACGCGACCCGAGTATACTCGAGTCGTCATCCCGGGCGGGATCTTCATCAGACAATATGTTCCGAGTCACTTTTTGCCATCTTTTGATAGCAATAGACACGTTACGTAACCCAAAAGTCCCTGAGCAGTACAAAGTATCCCTCAGGTATTTAAGGGTCGATTGAATTTCCATGTCAGACAAGCCAGCTTGGAGCAAAGATGCTTCAAGTGGCAGGACCAGCTTTCGCCAGGTCTCGTCGGCATTATCCGCATCTCTCCCGGTATTAAACCGAGAGCTGTAGGACCGCTTTAGAGTCATCTATGAATCTGAAGTTTCTA